GTTGCAGCGCCTGCGGCGGTCGCCGTGGTGTTGACGTTAACGAACCACTCCAGCGGCTCACCGACGCCGATATCGCGGCGGGTGCCGTCAATCGGGCCGAGGTCGATAACGTCAGTGGAAGCTGCCGACGCGGTAACCGCCTGCGCTTCGGAGAACATCAACAGTTTGTCGAGGATCATCTCTTTATCTCCTTCTGGCGGGCACGCGGCCCGCCGGTTAATGACAGGCGTTAAACAACGCGGGATTCGGTTTCAAGAATCGCGTCGGTTTCGCGAATCGGCACGCCGCGGAAAGCGGTCCACCACTCGCCCTCGGTCTCTTTGACGGACAGAGCCAGAGAAGCCTTGTCCAGAGACTGAGTGTCGAGAGCCTGAGCAACGGTGCGGTTCATATAGAACACCGGCTTACCCATGCCGCGGTTCGGAATGCGGTGCAGCGCGCGGATCATCAGGTTAACGATGTTGGCGGCAGAGCCCGGCACCGACAGATCGCTCACATCGATGTTGGCGATGCGCACAACGTAACGCCAGTCGCGCAGCGTCAGGCCAGCATCCCACTTGTAATGGGTGCGATAGCCTTCATAGGGGTTGCCGTTGGCATCAAGCAGCGTCTGCTGCCCTTTGTTATCCATAAACAGACCGGCCTTCTTCCCTTTCGGGAAAATGCCATGAACGGTGTTTTCGCCCCACACCACCAGCCAGATAGAGGTGTTGTCGGTGCCGGTGCCGCCAGCATCAATAATGTTCTGGCCGTTACCGGCAGACTTGCTGGAATATCGCGGCGCCAGGCCCATGAACTGCTGCGGGTTGACGCTGGTATCGCCGTAGAAAAGCGTCTGCGACATTCTCTGGTTCATGCCTTCCAGGAAGGCGCGGTCTTCCGACAGACGGAATTCAGCGGTGTTGCCGTTCAGATCAGCCAAGTCTTTGTCGATTTCGGCGTAGGTTTCGAGCATCCCCATGGTGTCGGTGATCTGTACCGTGGTAGATTTACCCTTCGGCACGCCGGAGTTAATCATGCGCCAGTAGGCGTCCGGCAAACCGGTGCGAATAGTGGTGCGGTGACCGGTCGGAGAGTTACTTTCTACGAACGGCATATCTTCAAGGATCGGGTTGCTCTGGGAGAGAAGCTCGATAATTTTATCGGTCTTCCCGCCGTTATCTACGCGCTTACCCCAGTCCGCCAGCGTCAGCGCATTTAAGCCTTTAACAGCCATGGTTTATTTCCTCTTAGTTGCCATAGAGCACTTCGGCCGCACTACGCTGGCCTTGATTTCCGCCGGTCACCATGTTGTCTTCCGACATGGCTTTACCGACCTGTACGCAGAAACGCACCAGCGCGGGGTTATTCCCGAGCCCGGACGCTTCCAGGTATTCTTTCAGCTCGGGAGTGCCGAACTGGTCGATTGCGCGCTGCGCCGCGCTGATGCTGGACGTCAGCTTGTCGCCGCCGATTTCTTTGTCGGCCTTGATGGCCGCCTGCCACTCTTCGCCCTGCTTCTGCCAGGCAGCGAGCTGCTGCTGATTAACCAGCGGCAGGATTTTTGAGGCATAAACGTCCACCAGCTTCTGCGCCTGCTCGTTGCTGAGGTTCAGCTCACGCGCGATCGGCTCAAACTCTTTCACTGCCGCGGCATCCAGCTCGACGCCCTCGCCAGCTGTCAGCTCATATTTTTCCGGCGCGCCTTCGGGCTTTTTGGTTTCGTCTTTCTTTTCGTCCGGCTTCTCTTCGTCCTTTTTCGGCTGCTCTGCGCCGTCATCGGTTTTCTGTTCTGCCGGATCCTGAGACTGGCCTTCTGCCTGTGCGCCAGGCTGCTGTTCTGCATTGCCATGACTCTGATCGGTTGCAGTTGCGCCAGCGGCATCAGATGGTGCGCCACCGCCGCCAGCGCCGCCGTCGGCAGGCTGCTCATTGCAAAGGCGACGAAATAAGAGACGTTGAAACAGATTCATGGTCACTCCTGTTTGGCGGCCTCGTCGGCCATCTTCAGATACAATTCCGGGCAGCAGGTCATGACGTGCGTCATCAGCACGACTGCCATGTTTCTCTGCCCTTCGTTAAATGCGGTTACGTATGGATCACCAGCGAACGTCGTCGAGAACGGCTTGCCTTGAGAGAGCACGCGCCAGATGACGCGGCGGCCTGTCTCGGTGCCCATCACGGCACGGATATCAGCGGCGTCTCGTTCTTCGCGGATTTTCTGCTGGGCTATTTGCTCAGCTGTCGGCTGGTCTTCTGCGTAGATGTCGTATGCATCAGTCATTGCTGCTGGCCTCCGACTGCACTGGCCAGAGCCGTGAGAAGATTCGGATCGGCGGTTTTGGCTTCGCTGAGGGTTTTAGCGCCCTGCACTGCTGCCATGCCGGTTTGCATAGCCATAGCCTGCTGTTGCTGCTGCGCGCGGTCGCTGCGGGTCTGCTGCGCCTGTTCCTGCGGGACGACAACGGTCGGTGATACGCCAGACATGACGGCGTAGTTGTCGATGGCCTGGTCGACATCGAGCTTGTCCAGTGCTTCCATTTTGAATTTCCCGACATTCCCGACGAATCCGACGAAACGCTCCAGGCTACTGAGCCCGATCGCTTTCTGCGCCTGCGCCATCACGGAGATGTATTCGATGCGCAGCGGCATCCCCTGCATTTCTTTCGGCGGATCCGGCAGCATGTTTTTGCGCGCCATCATGGAGAAAGCGCGGTCGATGAGCGGGTCTAGAAATTCGTCGTTGAGGCGTTCGAGCACCGGGCCGAGCATCAGCAGCTTCTCTTCTTTCATCTCGATAACGGCTTCAACCGGCATAGAGCGGGTATTGACGCTCTGGAGCATCATGAAGAGATCGACGAAATAGGCGCTGTTGATGAGCTGCCGCGTATCCTGAATATCCCCGAGCAGGTCGCCGAGGTTAGGATTAACCTGGTACGCCGGGCGCAACCCTTCGGCACCAGTCACCTGGTCGACATAGGTGATATCGCCGGGAAGCAGGGAGACACGCTGCGTTTTCAGCGAGGTGGGGCCAATCATCGGCGGGTTAGTCTGTTTGTCGATCTGCTGCGCTTTGCGGCGCTGTTCGAGCTGCAACGCTTTAACCTGGCCGAGAGCAATCATCCCCGGACAGGATGATCCGTAGACGTCCTCACCGTTGACTTCCCAGCGCGGCGCCATGATAGGGAATTCGTCATAGCCGGATTCACGCAGCACTTTGTCGTTATCGCCGCCGACCTCGAAATAGACAGAGCGGAAAGCCTTATTCTTGGCGTTCATCTTGCCCGTTTCGCGGTTCATATTCGGGTAGACGGCATGCACCACATCAACCCACTTTTCATAGTTGCCGTTCTCAAACGCGCTTTTGGTGCTGCTGCTGACGTTATTCAGGCCAAACTCGCGCACCAGTTGGCGCACGGTCATGGAGAATTTACGGAAGCAGGTATCGACGCTGAGGCGCGGGCTGTTCGCAATGTAGTAACTGCCGACCGGGAATGGCATCGTGCGGATCACGTCATCATCATCTTCCAGTACGGCCATCGCGCCGGTGGCGAACGTGCCCAGGCTGGAGTAGATGAGCGGCAGCGACTGATACAGATTCGACTTGTTGAACATGTCGTTCATGCGGTTCTGTACCGTCTCCAGCCACAGTTTCACCGGGCCGTAATCCATCATTTCAGGATCAGGCGTCGCCAGTTTGAACCACGGGCGGGCCGGGCTTGTGATGCCCGACATCATGCCGCTCGACAGCGTGCGGTTTGCCATCGTGGCGGTCGGATCGACAATCTTGTTATTGCGGCGGTCGCCGCGGTTGGCTTCGCTGGTCAGGAAGCGGGAGCCGCGCGGGATGATGAAATCGCTCAATTCGCGCCAGTGAGGTTCGAAAGTCTCGCGCTCCTGCTCCAGCTGCGCCAGCTGCTTCGTCAGTTGCTCTTTCAGGGTTTCGTTCGTCATTGGCATCGACCGGCGCTCCGTTATTGACCGAGCAGCGTTTTGCCGCTGGTAGAAGCGGCAGAGGTGTCGCCCTGCGCGCCAGTCAGCATGGTTGAGCTGCGGCCAGCAGCGGCGCGGCGGCGGCGAGTCTCTTCGTCTCGAGCGTCAACAACTGCCTGGTCCTGCTCCTGCGGTGCGGACTGAACAACCGGAGCCGCTTTAGGAATGGAAGGTTTGCTGCCAATGCACATTTCACGACCTCATGATGCCAGTTTAATTATTACCAATTTAACCACATAAGAATTATTTGATGTAGTATATTGACATTGAGTGCGTTAATTATTACCTTTTTGGTA